AATTAATTTTTGGGGGGCTTTTCATTTTAATTTAGTAATGCTATAATTGTTTAGAGTAGAAATAGGAGATATATATGTCATTTGAGACATTAAAAGTATCTGAGATAAAAAAGATTGCAGAAGATTTTGCAGTTGATACAGATGGTCTAAAAAATAAGGCCGACATTATTGCCGCCCTCGCAGAAGAAGGCGTAACCTGGTCTGTATATAACAAGACCTTGGATAAGATGGAAGAAGAAGATATGTCAGTAGAAGTCTTGCCTAAGTTTGATCCAAAGGCGGAACAGCCAGAAAACACGGTATTAGTAAGAATGACTAGAGATAACTTTAGGTATGATATTATGGGATTTACGTTCACAAAAGAACACCCATTTATTGCAATGAGTAATGAAACAGCTCAAGAAATTTTTGATAAGGAGGAGGGCTTTAGATTAGCAACTCCAAGGGAAGTCCAGGAGTACTACAACTAGTCTACGCCTCTTAAATGGCAGAAGTATTAGTAGGTTCACAATCTCCAGTAACACATAAAGTGTTCTGGAACGGAGACGTTGCAGATGCAGCCTCTGCGCCAACCGTTAAAATTTATGACGTAACAAATGATCCAGCAATCAGTCCTGCAATTCCTTCGACCACAATTTTAACAACCCTTACATCAACCTTGGATGAAAATAATCCAGGCACCTATACAGTAAATATTCCGTATGCTTATACAGACAGAAATAGAACATTAAGGCTTAAGTGGGAATATGCTGTCAGCGGAACATCTGTTATAAAGACAGAAGACGTATTTGTTGTTACTCCATATGTTGATTTTAATCATATTCAAGATATGGGCTTTGCCTCAGATTCATCTGATCCAGGATATAGATCATACTCAGATTTAATTAAAGCAGAAAAATATGCTCGTAAACAAATTGAAGGATACACTGGACAATACTTTTATCTATATGATGACGTATATGTTGTGTACGGATATGAGTCAGATACTCTACCTCTTCCCGCCAAGATTAACTCTTTGCAAAAGCTATTCGTAAAAGATATTTTACTTATAGATAATTTATCTACACCTACAGTCAACAACTGGGGCTTAGCAGTAAATATATCAGAAACAAAATTTGGTCTTAGAGTAGACAGGTCTAGCACACTGGATAACGCTGTATATATTGCAAACGGAATGGTGCCTCCAAGCATTCATGATTACTCTGGAATATTCCAGTCTGGTATTCCTTATAAGGTTCAAGCAAGATTTGGATGGGATTCTGTTCCTGAGAATGTAGAACAAGCGGCGGCAGAATTAATGAAAGACTACTTCTCTAAGGATACAATGTGGAGAAACAAGTATGTAAAGAATATATCTACATTTGACTGGGACTTCGAGTATACAGGAGATGCCTATACTGGAACAGGTAATGCATATGCAGACAACCTATTAGCAGATTACGTCTTAACAGCTAAAGCAGAGATTATATAATGAATAGCATCGTAGACTCTGTCTTGTCTATGAACTTAGATGTATATAGACAGTCTGAGATTCAAGATACCGATACAGGAGCAATAGTTAGAGAATGGAACTTTTATAAAACCGTTCCGTGCCACGTAAAGGGAGTTATTAGCAACTCTGCTACTACCCGCTCTAGCGACAAGCAAATATTCTCAAACAAGTATTTAAACGATCAGGTTATTCAAGTTAGAACAGCAGAGAAATTAACTGCCAGAGAAAAGGTTACAAACATCAGAGACTCTGAAGGCAGCACTATTTGGAATGAAATTAATTACCCTAATGAAACCCCAACAGTATTTGAGGTTATGGGAACAACTCCAGTCACTGATCCATTTGGTAGAGTAATTGCATATAATTCATCTATGAAGAGATCGGAGAACCAGCAAATTGGACAATAGCGGAATGTTGGTTCAAGCGGCAAGCGGACTAGAAAGAATGATGTACGCAAATCAAAACGGACCTTTAAAAGACAGCACAGTAGCTCAGATATCATCCTACGTATATTATGAGGCAGCAGTATTATCTAAGCTTACAACTAATGCTCAATTCAAAGCATTGTTTACAAAAACAATGTTTGATCAGATAAATCTAGACTTTGGAAATTATATAGATGCATTAGCAAGGTCAAAACCCAAGTCTTTGCATCATGTTTATGAGTGGAAAAAGACTGGAAATAAAACCGCAAGACTTTTTAAATTAAATAAGATTTCAGAAGAAGGATTATCGTTTAGAATAAACTACGACTTTTTGCCATCTAGATCTATGGTTCCCGCTCCAAGTGGAAGACGCAGACACATGTTTGCAAATAAGGCTGCAGTAATGGAAGCAGGCAAGCCTTTGGTTATTAGACCTAAAAATGCAGAACGATTAGTATTTGAAATTGATGGAGAAACAGTATTTATGCCTAAAGGTAAATCGGTAACAGTTAGACGACCTGGTGGGTCTGCCTCAACAAATCAATTTACTTTAGCACACTCAAGATTTTTTAGTGGTAACTTAGTTAATGCTTCAATCAAGAATTCTGGATTTCAAAGAATATTTAACTCAAGTATAACTAAGGCACTTAGAGTTCCTTCTAATATTAAAAAAGTTCAATATTCTTTCTCTCCAAATCTTATTAGATCACAGGCAGATGCCGCATTGATGGCTTCATTTGGAGGTGCAATGTGACGGCAAATTATAAGTTAGATGCAATGCTAGAGCTTCGTAAATATCTATGGAAAGAGTTATATACCCGTAATATATTTGATGAAGAGGATTATTGGTCAGACAACCTAAATGAGAATATTGTCCCAATTATCCCAGTTCAGCAAGCGGCTGAGATGAATCAATTCTTAAGCGGCAAGAAGCATATAGTCTATGATAAAGTCGGAATGTCTTATGAAGATAACTGGCTAATTTGCTGTGAGCAGATTATGTTTACCCTGTATTCAACATCGGTGGCGGAGATAAATGAAATAAGAAATTATATGACTGATGAGTTTAGAAGGATGGATGAGTCCGCCAGGGATATAAACAAGTGGGCAAATCTGTCAGATAAATTTAAATTTCATAGCATATGGATAGCAGATATCTCTCCAACCGCCCCGTCAGAAGAACTTCAAGGATTCTTTTCAGCAGAGGTCATCCTGGAGATCAAATATTCCAGAATCACAGACAACGTAGGCAGGTTCCTTTAGGGTTTGCCTTTTTACCTATTATGGAATAAACTTATCCTAAGAGGAAAGAAGCCTAGCCAGCTTTAATTTAAGATTTTAACATATATATATATATTGAAATATAGGAGGTAAGAAAACTATGGCACAATCCGTAGGTAATGCTAAAAATATTCTCGTCGGTGCATCTCCGTTGTTCTTGTCAACAATTGACGTTAACGACTCAGATTACATCTCAAACGCAGAAGCAGGCGTAGCAATTGCATCAGGCGCAGGAACAGTAGGCGTCCCAGCATTTGCAACAGGCGTATCATACACATCAACACTAAATGCTGTTGATCAGGAAGCAGGAAAGTTTGGATATCGTAACGTTGGTTTTACTAACAACGGTCTTCAGATCACCTATAACCCAACATACGATTCAGTAACCGTTGATCAGTTGCTTGATACAGCTAAGCTGTTCAAGTCTGCGATGGAGGTTATGATTGCAACAGAAATGTCAGAAGGTACTCTCGAGAATATCGCAGCAGTATTCGGACAGGCAGCATCAACTCTTTCAACAACAGGAACTGGAACATCAAAGAAAGATATTTTAGGTTTAGAGGCAGGTGCACTTGGTGCAGCTCCAACAGAGCGTCAACTAATTGCAGTAGGACAGGCTCCAACAGCAAGTTCAACAACATCTGAGCGTGTATATTATGCACGTCGTGTATTGTCAGTACAGCAATCACAGTTCTCCCTAGCACGTACAACTCCAACCACATTCCCAGTAACATTCCGTCTTCTTCCAGATGCCAGCTATACAGGCTCTGAGTACGGCAAGATTATTGACCGTGTATTGGTAGCATAATAATCTAATTTATTAGATATTAAGTAAAACCCCCAATTTATTGGGGGTTTTACGTTTGTATTAGTATATTCTTTTTAGTATAATGATTATGAATAGATCCTAGGAGGACCTAAATTGGCAACAACAGTATATAACGT